CTGATTCAGCGGTTGTTTTAAACTTTTTAGGACTTGATAAAATGGCAAATTTTGTTTCACCAGAAATTAACCAACCATCGCAAATTAACAAATCACAGAGCTTAACAGCTGGCGGTGAGTTAAATGTAAACATAAAAGGATTACCTAAGGGTTCTAATTCTAATTTTACCCCAAGACCTAATAGCTTCTTGCCTGTTGGTATTAATTCAGTATTTGCGGGGACTTAATGACTATATTCGATACTTCACGATTACCAGATGGACAATTTAAAGACGCTTATTTTTATTACCAAGACCAAAGCGGAAGCGGTGGAAGAAAAACAATTACTCATGAATATCCAAATAAAAAAGAAAGATATGTTGAGGATAATGGCGGGTTAGAAAAGAAGTTTACAATCACTGTTTATACCGATGATAATGTTGATTATGCGGAAAGAGATGATTTAATATCGGCTTTAGATGAAAGTGGCGTAGGAACATTAACTCACCCAGAGTTTGACGATTTACAAGTTGTTTGTAAAGGTTATAGCTTTACATCAAGCATTAAAGAGCTTGGAATTACAAAATTTACAATAGAATTTGAAGTAGCATCGCTTAACATATTGCCGACAGCTATTGACGGCAATAAAGGCTTTCTTGATAGCTTAAAATCTAAAATATTAGGTGATAATGAAAAAACTTTTGATGCTGGCTGGAAGAGTGTAAAAAATGCAAAGAAAAAATTTGATTCAGGAGTTAAGACTTTAAAAAAAACGGCAAATAAGATAAACAATGTTGCAAAACAAATTCAAGGCTTAGGAAATAGCTTTGCAGATTTAACAACCTCTTTAAATCAAATAGTTTTAAGTGCCAATAGATTAGTTCAATCGCCGTCAATCCTAGCATCAAATTTACGCACTTCATTTGATAATCTTGCCGTCGCTTATAATAATTCAAAAGATGTTTTTGAAACAACTAAAAAACTATTCGGATTTAATGAAAGCGATCAGCAAGCAAATGGCAAATCACAATTGCAAAAAGATATTAAGGCAAATCAAGACCAGTTAAATAATTTTGTCAATGTGGCGGTATTAGCAACCGCTTACAACGCTTCGGCGAATATTGAATATAATAATTTGCAAGAATTAAATCAGGTAATAAACGATTTAGAAAATGGATTTAATCAATTACCAGATGTTGATAGAAATTTGCGAGATTTATTAATTCAAATGAAGATTGAAGCAACAAAGATATTTTCACAATTAGCAATTAGCTTGCCAAATGTCGCAGATTATGAAGTGTTTAATCCTATTAGCTTAAATTGCTTAGTCTATAAGCTTTACGGCTCTTTAGAGCTAAAAGAAACAATTAGATTGTTAAACAACTTTGGCGATACAACAAGGATTCAAGGCAACATTAAAATCTTAACAAATGTCTAAAATAACTTTAGAAGTTGATGGTATTGAATATGAAGGCTTTACAGATATTGCCGTTAGTAGCTCCTTGGAAGGTTTTTCCTCTTCTTTCTCTTTCTCAACAACAGTAAAAGAAACAACATTAGGCGTAATACAAAATGATTTAAAATTGCAACAAAAAGCAAAAGTATTTGTTGAAAAAAATCTTATAATTACTGGATATATTGAAGCCTTAGATATTAGTTATTCAGCGGATTCGCATTCAATAACAGTATCAGGTAGAGACATTGGCGGGGACTTAATAGATTCCTCAATAATCCAAAAATCTTATAGCATTAAAAACTTTGTAAATTTAATTAATCGAGTTTTACTTGACAATGGATTTGAAATTAAAGTTATTAATAAAGTTGGTGTATTAAATTTAGAGCCAACAGAAGTTGTCAAAGCCGAGAAAAGCGAAAGTGTTTTTGATTTTCTTGATAGATATGCTAAAAAACTTCAAGTTATACTTAAAATTGATGAAAATGGCGATTTAACGATTATTAGAGAAGATAGCGATGTTGTTAAAAACATGATAATAAATAATTTTACTTCAGATACAAATATTTTATCAGCAAATCTTAATTTATCCACAGTCGATAGATTTAATGTAATTCAAGTTTATTCACAAGGCAACAATAAGACTCACACTAAAGCAAGTATTTCGCAAAAGGGAACTGCTTCAGATTTGCAAATAAGAAAAACGCGTCGCAAAATAATTTCAATGGATACTGCATCACAATCAAAATCTTTAAAGTCTTTAGCGGAATGGAATGTTAATTTAAGAAGGGCAAAAGGTTCAAGATATTCTTGTAGAGTTGTTGGCTTTTTATCTTCAAATAAACAAGTTTGGAAGCCGAATACTTTAGTCGATGTCATAGATTTAACCGCACAAATTGAAGGAACTTTTTTAATTCAAGGAGTAGAATTTACGCAAAGTTTACAAGGCTCTTTTACAAGCCTTGATATTGTGGAGCGTGGAGCATTTAGCACTTCAGGAATTAAAAGTTTTGGCAATAGTTTTGCAACTGGTTTAATTAAAGTATCTTAATATTCTTTTTCCTTCCTGCATTTTTCTTTTTAATATCAATTTTTAATTCCTCACACATTTTTTTTATTGTCAAATAACCAACTTTTAATTGCTTCGACGCTTGAGTTAATCCAACTTTATTAATTAATAATTGAAGGTCTTGTTTTGTAATATTTATCATAAATTTTGAATATTTTCTTTAGTAATATATTTTTTAATTGTTGTTAAAGTATTTATTTTTTTGTCTAGATTATTTTTAATAAGTTTTTCAAGCCCTGTATTGACATAAAAATTATAAATATTGCAAGGCTTAGTTTGCCCTATTCTATAGATTCGATGCAGGCTTTGCTCCTTATCTTTGTAGTCAAATGTTTGACTTAAATAAATTATGTTATTACAAAATTGCAAATTATGCCCAAGACTCCCGCTTCCATAAGTGCAAGCAAGTATTTTGGCACCATTTCTAAGCAATTCAATTCCCTTTTTATTTCTTCCAGAATATTCAACACAATCAAAATTTTCTTTTAAATAATTAAGCTCGCTAACATATTTAACATAAACTATAACCTGATTATCTTTAGTAATTTCATTTATTAATTCTTCAAACTTATTATGTTTATCTAAGCAGAATTCGGTATAATGATGTTGTAATTTTTGGCAAATTGCTAAAAAATCAAAATCTTCAACCATATTTTCATAAACTTCACGCTTAAGTTCTCCATAATTTTCTTTTTCAATTTCGTTTAAATAACAATCAATATCTATGAAATTTAAACCGCAATTTATTTCAAGCTCAGCGTCAAAAATATAAGGCTTAATAGTCTCAATTAAAGCTTCCTCATTGTAAGGTTTATTGCCCTTCGCATAGCTTCGATAACCATCTTTTTTATAAATCAAAAAGTTATTAGCAAATTGCCTTTCTGTCATTTTCAAAATATTCGGGTGAATAAATTGAATTTGAGAATACAAATCAAGCAAGCTATTAGTGATAGGAGTGCCATTAAGAATTAATCTAAATTTAAATAAATGCCAATTTTGCAATAATCTTTTTGTTCTTTTAGCAATTGAATTTTTAATTGTTATTGATTCGTCAATGATACAAAAACTTGATTTAATTGTTGCCAAATTAACCATTTCTAAATACTTGTTATCACTACTGCCAACTCCTTCAATTGTAAAATAATGAATTAGCTTAGTTAAGCCACCGCTCCATTTATTTATTTCCTCGACATAAGATTTAGATTTAATCAAAGAGGCGGGGGCAATCCAAATAATGCAATCATAGTCATCTTGTCTTGATAATGCTAAATCCATTGCAACCTTTGTCTTACCAGTCCCCATTGACATAAATAAAATGCCACCTTTAAGCTTGCTTAATTTCTCAACTGCTCTTTTTTGATAATCAAAATTATTCACCAACCTCCCAAGATTTAGAAAATTCTTTATCTTTAAATAATGAAGCTAAGCCCGTGATTTGCTTCATTCTTAGCAATTCATCAGCCGACATTCCTACATGCTTAGCAATCCAAGCGTCAGATTTACCCATTTCGACAAGCTCAGAAACTATATTACTCATTAATTCTACGCTATGGCTTCCTCTAGCCCTATTATGTCTGATGGTTGATGCCATTCTCTCGCCTTGAGGCTTGTCAATAATTGAAACTGGTATCAATCCACCTTCTCGCTCTCTTATTCTTTCGCTTTTAATCATTGTAGTATATCTATGATAACCATCAACTATTTCATATTTATTAATTTCGGGTAAATAATAACACACAATAGGCATTGTGTAACCATCTTCCCAAATTGATAATTCTAGTAGCTTCATTTCAGGCGGGGCAACGCTATTAGGATTATATGCGTTAGCTTGTATCTGTTCAATTGGAACAGCGATTACATTATAGACAGGTGATTTATTCATAACTTCCCTCATTATTATGTTGTTCATTTCCTTTGACAGGCGGATTAAATACTGATATTAAAATGGTATCTTTTATAGCTTCGAATTCATGTTTTTCATGATTATTTAAAACATAAATTGTTTCAGGTAAAATATGAAATTTTTCACCTGTTTTTAAATCAGTTATAAAAGCCTCGCCTTCAATGCAGTAGCAAGCTTCCAGATGTTTTTTATAATGCCAAATTTGTTTTAATCCTTTTGGCAAAATAGTTTTATGAAATGAAAAACCCATTCCGTCTTTTTCTAAAAGCAATCTTTGCGATTTAAAGCCTTTGTGTTCAAACTCAACATCTCGTTCAGTTCCAACAATTTCTGATATTTTTCTTATAAACATATTTTTATAAATTTTTATATTTTTCCATTATTTCCCGTTGTCTTTTTATTTGCTCTTGAGTTTGTCCAAGCCCAAGATATTTGCAAGTGTGATCGTTTCGCAAAATAGTAACTGCAAATCGTTTCCAACTAGCAACTACGCTTGGTGGGCAAGATAAACAATCAAGTTCATCAGGAAATTTTTGAATAACAACTCTTTGTTTAGTCTTTGATCCGTGCGGAGTCAAACCGTTTATTTTATGCGGTATATTATTTTGTTTTAATTGCTCAATTATGTTATCATCAATTCCTCTTCCTTTTTTAGACCAAAATCTAAGGGCTTGACAAAATCTTTGTTTATAATTGTCGGAAACTGGCTTAGGTAATGAATTTAACA